CTTCCTCATCAAAGATAGATGCAGTAGACCCACCATACTCCACAAGATTGATAACCTGCACTGCCTTGAGGCGTAGTGTTACACCTACCTGCTTGGTTGCAAGCATCATGTATGGCACAGGCTCAACAGCTACATTAACTAATGAACCATTGCCAATCAACGCAGTACCCTGCATTGGTGTACGCTTGGCATCAACAACCATAGGCTTCTGTTCCCATGACTGCCCATCCTTAGACTTAACTACAGCTTTCATCTTAGCCTTGAAGACTAAGTTGCCAGTCGGATTACCTGCTTCGTCTACATCCTGTGTGTATGATTGACGTGTGGACAGGACAGTCTTGAGTTTAGGATTGTCCTTGACAGCTTCAGCATGTTTGGCATTGACCATGCTATCTAACTGTTCACACACGTGTGCTGCTTGTTCTTCTGGTACGATTACCTGAATCGAATACTCACCGTCATCGACATAGCGAGTGTCTGGTTCAAATACTTTCGCCCATTGTGCATTGCCTTTAATCTTCAGCATATTTGTAACTCCTGTTCTATGCTAGTTAGTACTTGGCTAGGTTGTAACTTTAGAAATCACGCAAAGAAATACTCCGATTGTAGTATCTCACGCAAATTTAATTCACCCCTAGCTGGTGGCACTGGTACATCTTCAGTACCTAGTACCTTGATAGCATGTTGTCTCAACTCTGTCAACACATCATGCTGCTCATACATATTAACAAACTCCTCACGTAATACCTCAGACAACAGTGGCATCATACTACTGTGTGTGCCGTAGCTGTCGTGTACCATAGCAAAGTCTTGGATGCCTAGCTTGCTTGCCTTGTTGATAGTCTTGGTCATAGCTGACGCATCCAGACTGTGGATAAAGTTAGGGCTGCTGCCCAACCCTGTCCTCTGCCTGTTCACAGAGTTTGGTTTGTCTTTAGGAAAGGACAACGATACGATGTCCCCATTGATATGTGTCTTGATTCTTTTCTGCTGCACCTCGCTGTATTGTTGTAACACTAACCATCCTGTAGGTGTGACCCACTCCATGTGCCTGTTCATCTGAGCATACACATCAGCCACATCCTTGATGTAGTCCATCACCTTACGTGCTGACACAATCACCTCACTGATTGAATCCCACACGTGACCAGCTAGGTAGCTGGATGCCTCAAACAAATCATCACCGAATGGGTTAGGCTCACCAGCATCTATCTTATCATGCATAGCTTCCTCAATGTAGCCACGACATGCGTGACGTGTACCTGAGTAGGGGACAATCATCACTGGACGCTTGGCAAGCTTCCTGTCTATGCCAAAGGCCAAGCACTTACGTGCTAGTTCTGTGTCGTCTTGCTGCACACGTGCGATAGTCTTGTCTGCCACCTGTGTGTAGATGTCTTGAGGTATGTCTGATGGTACTAGGTTGGTAGCAATGCCACCCTGCCTGTCCCTCAGGATAGCAGAGAGGTGCTGTAGCCCATTGCAGCTACCATCTGCTGACACAGGTAGGCGTGTCTCGTACCCCCAGCTATGCTTCATCAGGCCTGACATCTCGTAGCACCACGCCAAGAACTGGAATGGTTTGTCTGCCTCAAGCCAGACCATGCACTCGTATGGGTTGGACACAATGCGGTGCGCCCACATCTCTGCGTACTCCCATGCCCATGTCTCACGCTGGTCTAGTGTAACCTTGTCGTTACCATATAGGTTAGCACCATGAATACACAACCACCGTGCGTCATCCCAATTATTGATAGCCATTGGGTAGCCAAACTCAAGCAGTGCCTTGCTCCAATCGGCAGACTGAGGTGAGAGGAACGTGCTGCTTGCATACTTGCGAGAACGAAAGTCGTTCTGCCACACGTAGTAGAACCTGTCGTACTTAGCAAACTGTTCTGCTATCTGTAGTGTACGCTCTACTTGTATGCGCTTGCTCACGCTGCGGTTGTTGAGAGAGTAGATGTGATTACGCTTGCGTGACCATGCACGAAACTCATCCCTCTCAGCCTCAGTCAACTGCTTGGGGTCACGGTCAAAGGGATACTCAGGTAGTGGTATATCCTCTTTGGCTGGTAGCTTACCCCATTCATGTCCGTTGTCCCATACGGTACGCATCACCTCAAGCAATGGCTTGTTGATACGCCACTCTGTCCGTTGCAGTGTGTTAAGACAGGTATACTCTTGGCTCAAGTCTTCCTGCTTTAGTCTGCGTAGGTGTGTCTTCAAACTCATTTGCGCCTCACTATAGGTAGTTCGTCTATGTCGTGACCATGAAACCCACCACCCTGTACATCTGTCCAGTCCTTGGGTGGTACTATGCAGGGCAAGTACCGTGGCCTTGATACTTCCATGTATTCATTGAACGCTTGGATAAACTCTAGCGTACCGTCAGTAGGTTTGACATAGGTAGCCCTACGTCTACGCTCAGTCTGTTGTGTGTCCAGCTTAACAATGCCTGTGTGCTGGATGATTATGTCAACCATCTTAAAGCCTACATGCACACGCTCTGACTTCAGCCATGCTGATTCTTCATACCCATCCCTGTTCATCTTGTGCGTCAGGCCGTAGCGTCTAGCACCATAGGCTTTCTTCATAGCCTCTTTGATTGTGTTCTTTGCTACGCTACCCTCTGCGTGTACCCATCTGTCTAGTCTATCCTGCATCTCAATGTTAGTACCAATGGTACGTGCTACATGCAGCAGTGTGTTCTTCCTGCTGATGCTGTCAACCAACGACACCACTGAGAGGTAGGCTACCTGCTCTGCATCCATATCTTTGACACGCTTCCATGCTATGTCTCGTGATGGATTGCTGGGGTTGGCTAGGTACTGTTCAATACCCTGTGC